ATGCGCAGATCGTTCCCGAACCAGGACACGATCAGCGAAACGGAACCGACATTCGGCAACTCCCGGCCCAGCACGTCAAGCGATGCGCCGAAGTCCGTGCCGCCCATGGGCGTGTTGAGGTTGAAGCTGCGTCCTTCGCCCAGACCGGCATCATGCATCACCGGCGTGGTGGCCAGCGAATATTCACCCGTGCCGGGAATCAGCGCAACCGCGCGAACGTCGCGTGCCAAGCCGGAGCCGTCGCGGGCCGGGCATGTCACCTCGAAGCTCAGTTGCGGCATGCGGTTGCCCCACCGCTCAAGGCTCAGGTTTTCCAGAACGACATAGGCGATGCCGCGATAGGCCGGGGCGTCCGGACCTTCATGGGCCGCGATGACCGGATCGGGCATCTGCGTCTCGTCACCCCGATAGACGCGCATGTTCAGGTCCCGCTGCGCGATCTCCTCGCCATCGGCCCAGACGCGGCCCACCGACAGGATGCGCCCTTCGCACAGCCCCAACGCCACCGAGACCCGATAGCTGATCTGCGTCACGCGCGGCTTGGGGGCACCCTTGCCGCTGCCGCCGCCTTCGGTCCGGGTCACCTCCTCCAGGGACGATGTCCAGATGACATGGCCCGGCATCCGCATCTGCCCCCAGATGCGCGGAACCGACATGCCTTCGCCAGCCGTCTGGATACGCAACCGGTCGATGCGCCCGGTTTCGACGGCCTTGGCGCCGCTGCCCAGCAATCGCTGGTCGAGGGCGCGGCCGACAACGGCCCCGGCGGCACGTCCCAGCACGGCGCCGGACATGCCAAGCACCGCGCCGCCAAACCCTGCGCCAAGCGATGCGCCGACCGCGGACAGGACAATCGTGGCCATAAGGGCCTCCTTCGTTTCAGATGGTCAGGGAAAGCTGAACCGCGCGACGATCCGGGTTTGCCACGGCAGGGTCAGCGGGCTCTCGATGACACCATGATAGGTATAGGCATGCAGGAAACGGGACTCGGGACCGGCATCCGAAAGGATACCTAAATGCTTGGCGATCGCACCTTGGCGCATCCGGAACAGTAGCATCTGACCCGAAACCCAAGGTGCGGACGCGGACACGGGAACCAGGTGCCGTGCCGCCGCGCCCAGCAGGACCTCGGCATTCCCGCATTCCGCCCAGTCCGCGGTATAGGCGGGCGGCGCCTCGGGCTCGGTCCCATGAATCTCGCGCCACACGCCGCGGATCAGTCCCAGACAGTCGGCACCGCAACCCTTGACGCTGGCCTGGTGAACATACGGCGTCCCGAGCCAGCTTCGGGCGACCTCGACGACGCGGTCACCCATGTCGTCCACCAGATTGTGGCGCAAGCAGCCAGTCTTCCGCAGGCAAATGAGGAAAACCGCGAAAGTTCAGAAAGTTGCTGAACTTCAGGCGACAAGTGGCAGCCGCCTTGTCGCACCCGGCAGTCAGCCTGACCAGATCACCGGCCGCAGGCGCGATGCCCAGCGCCGACCACAGTTCGATCACCCGGCTGCCGCCGGGACGGGCGCTGTCATTCTTGATCGTGCCGTGCAGACCTTCGGCCGCCCCCGACAGCACATCCAGCCGCCCGTGATCGAACCAGTTCAGGTCAAAGGCAGGAAAGGCCGCAAAGGTAAAAACACGCCCTTCATCCATCTCCTCGACCCGCCGCTGGACAGAAATCCCGGCTGCGGACAGATCCACCTTGCAGGCACCATCCCCCAGCCGCGCGCAGCATCGGGGATGGTAAACCCGCCCCTGCGGCGTGTTCAGACGCTCGGACAGGCCGCGCAACTCTGCACGGAAGGCGCCATTGGCGCGCGACACCTCGCCCAGCGACCCGCTGAACACCAGCTTGCGCTGCACAACGTGCGTCCAGTCAACCTCCCACATGCGCAACTGCGCTTCGTCCCATCGCCCGGCCATCAGGTCGCGTTCGGTGATGGCGTCGTCGCTCAGCGCGCCCGTCGCTTCCGAATTGTCGACCGACAGGCCCACGGCCTGAACCAGCGCCCGCGCCGTCAGCCCGCGATCCGGCCGGAACGTCACTCCTCCGAAGGTCAGGTGACGGTCATGATCGGTAAAGCCAAGCGTCAGCCCGTCTGCGCGGCGGACGGACCAGGCTCTGGCAAACGTCGTTGTTGTCATACCCGGATCTCCACAACCGGAATGTCCGGAACCTGCCCCGCCTGGAACGAGGCAACCGATACGGCGATCCGGTCCGTGTCGAAGCGCACGGGAATGTCGAACTCGAAGCCCACCGTGATGTCGGCGCCAGTATCGGGCGCTTCGTTGAAGGTGATGCGCCCGAGCCGGTGATCGACAGTATAGTTGATGTCCAGGAAGACCTCGTTGCCCCCGATCCCTGCCAGGACCGACCCCAGGACGGGCTTGGTGATGGGCCGCTGATAGACGGTCGACCCCGACCGGTAGGCCTTGGTCAGCTGAAAGCTGCGCTCCTGCCCGTTGCCCACCGCGATCACCTGGTCGCCAAAGGCCGGCGCGGCCGACGGCAGGCAGCTCTTGTGATCCGACCAGTCCTTCCAGCGAAAGCCGTGCAACTGTCCGCCCCGCGCCTCGAAGAAGGCAACAACTGCGGACAGGTCGTCCAGCGACCGCAGCCCCATCCCGGCATCGAACCGGCGGCGCGAATGGACCCATGGCGTGTTGCGTTCCTCGTATCCGCTGGCCATGGCCACGATCTCGGTCCGCCGCTCGGGCCCGCCGATTGCACCAAAGGACAGGTTTGCAGGAAATCTTACCTCGTGAAAGGCCATTCCGGGTCTCCTTTCAGCTGTTGCGCTCGCCGCGTGCCAGGACACGCGACATTTGTGCTGCGATCTGCGACTGGCTGCGCTGGAAGCCGGCCACATCCGGCGTCTGGATGTTGAAGGTCACGTTCACCGCACCTCCTCCACCCGCGGCGGCGATGCCCAGCTTGCCATCGGCTCCGCGCCGCAGCGGCACGATCGCCTCGGGTCCGGCCTCACCCATCAGCCCAGCACCGCCCCGCATCGGAAAGCCCGTTGCATGTTCGACCACGTCCCCGCCCCGGGTGCGTCCCTGCGAAAACACGCCCCCTTTGGCAAAGGGCATGACACCCTGTGCGACCGAGCCTCCCAGCATGCTGGTCAACCCGCCCGCCAAGGCTCCTCCCAGACTGGTCTCCACCGGCTTCAGCGCGATCGCGTAAACCGTATCCGCCAGCGACCGCCCGATCTCCTTCAGCGCGTCCGACAGCTTTCCGCCGTCAAGCACCAAGCCGTCGATGGCCCGTCCCACGCCACGTTCCAAACCCGAGGAGAGTGTTCCGGCCTCGCGCGAGGTCATCGTCATGGCCTGGCGGAGGCGCCCAAGCTCGGCCTGAAATTCACCCGCCATCCGTGAATTCTGGCCCAGATCCTCATCCAGCCGGTCCAGCATCGCTCCCGCCCCGCTTCCTGTCGCCATTGCGATAATCCTCCATTTCATCAAGCCGACGCTCGGCCGGCACGGCAGAAGCGTCCGCGAACTCTGCTTCCAGCTGTGCCAGACGCTGACGCGTCATCCGCGCTTCGGCCTTTTCAAGTCCCAGCATCAGCCCCAGTTCGGCAGGTGTCAGCGACCAGAACTGGTCGGGATGCAGTCGCAGATCGCGCAGCCCGGCCCGCATCAGCCCCGCCCAATCAAGGCCGCCCCCGGTCATGTGGCGCCTCGGAACGCAAGGGTCAGCAGCCGCGCAGCCGACCGCGCAGCTTCAAGCGGGCCGCCTTCGATCTGCACGGCAAGCAGGTCATTTGCCTCGCCCGTCCAGCCGCCGCCCCGCAGTCCGGCCACCAGGACCGCCAAGATGTCACGGCTGCTGAACCGGCCCTCGTCCAGCCGCGCCACCAGCCCGCTCAGCCCGCTTTCATCCAGTTGGCCTTCAAGCTCGGCGAGCGCGCCAAGCGTCAGCCGCGCCAGATGCGGCTGACCGTTCAGGACCAGCGCGACCTCGCCGCGCATCGGGTTGCCCATCACAGCGCCACAAAGGACAGCGCACCCGCCGAGGCCAGCGCCATCTCATAGGTCGCCTCGCCATCATGCGAACCGGCATATTCCAGTGCGGTGATCTGGAACGGACCCTCGACACGACCAAAATGCGGAATGACGACCTGAAAGCGCGGAATCTCGCCGTCAAAGAACACCTGCCGGGCCCGGCCGTCGCTGGCCATGTCGCGGAAAACGCCTGACCCGGCAATCGAGGCACTGCGCACGCCAGCACCGCCCAGCAGTTCGCGCCAGCCGCCGGGGCTTTCCAGGCTCGTGACGTCCACCGTCTCCGCGTTGAACGACAGCCGGCTGGCGCGCAGGCCGGCCAGCGTTTCGAAGGTGCCGTTCCCGCTCATGTCCATCCGGATCAGCAGATCGCGGCCGCTTTGTGTTGCCATGGTTGTCTCTCCTCAATTCAGGTCGATGCGCGCACGAAAGGTCAGATCGACCTGACGCGCCGCGCCATTTTTCATCCGTCGCGCCGAGGCGCGCAGAAACCACAGGCCCGCCAGGTGCCCGCGCGTCAGAACCAGCCCGCCCTGTTCCAGCGCGTCCGACACGGCCGCCGCGGCAGCCTTGACCATGGCAAAGCCCGCACCGGGGTCGTTGCCCGACATCACCGAGATGATGAAATCGTGGCGCGAGCCCCGTGCCGTCGCGTCGCTGGCATCGCGGACTTCCTCTGGCCCCAAGGCCACAAAGACGCCGCTAGGCGAATCGACGGGCATGGCATCAAAGATGGCGTCGCCCACCAGGTTCGTCAGGGCCGCATCGCTACGCAGGCGTTGATAGATCGCCGCCTGCAGTGCAGCCCCTGCTTGGTAGCTCATGTCAGTTCCTCCTCGCGGGCATAGCAGTCCAAAAAGCGGCCGAGGGCGTCCCTTTCGGAAACGGCTTCGATCAGGAAGATGCGCGGTCCCAGCTTGAAACGCTGCCCAGGGCGCGGGCGGCGAGGGTCGCCCACCGCCGCGGCCCGCAAGGTAACGCGCCACTGCACGACGCTGACCAGTCCTGCACCACCACCCTGTTCACGCGCCGACCGCGCCTCGATGGCAGCCCACAGCCACCCCAGGTGTTGCCATTCCGACCTGTGCCCTCCCATGCCATCAGGCGCGCGGTCAGGTGTTTCCAAGGCTAGGCGTATGTTCAGATCGGGCATTGACATCAGCGCCACTCCCGGCTGCCGCGCCCGGCCAGGGTGCGGACGGCCCGCCACTTCTCGATCAGCGCGGTCACGCCAAAAGGCAGTCCGTGGCGGGCGCCATCCTGGCTGCGGTCGTCGTAATAGCGTGCCGCCAGCAGGATCACGGCCTGCGCCAGGTCTGCCGGCACCTCGGCCCATCTTTCGCCGAAACCTGCGATAAAGGTGACCGTGACGCTGCCGCGCCGCGGCACATGGGGCAGC